ATTTTTAGAACTGACCAACCATGTTCACGTAAGTGACGTGATGACGCGCGCTGCGCGCGCGCCTTCGGACGTCACACGTCACTTACGTTTCACATGGTTGGTCAGTTCTAAAAATGATAAGCGGTTCAGGGAGTTTAAACCAAGGCGCGAAAAGGAAGTGGGCGTGGTTTAAAGTATATAAGCAACTACTGAAGTCAGTTACTTATCTTTTCTTTCATTCTGTGAGTCGAGACGCACAGAAAGAGAGTAACCAACTAACCATGGCTGGAAATGCTTACTCTGATGAAGTTTTGGGAGCAACCAACTGGTTAAAGGAAAAAAGTAACCAGGAAGTGTTCTCATTTGTTTTTAAAAATGAAAATGTTCAACTGAATGGAAAAGATATCGGATGGAATAGTTACAAAAAAGAGCTGCAGGAGGACGAGCTGAAATCTTTACAACGAGGAGCGGAAACTACTTGGGACCAAAGCGAGGACATGGAATGGGAAACCACAGTGGATGAAATGACCAAAAAGCAAGTATTCATTTTTGATTCTTTGGTTAAAAAATGTTTATTTGAAGTGCTTAACACAAAGAATATATTTCCTGGTGATGTTAATTGGTTTGTGCAACATGAATGGGGAAAAGACCAAGGCTGGCACTGCCATGTACTAATTGGAGGAAAGGACTTTAGTCAAGCTCAAGGGAAATGGTGGAGAAGGCAACTAAATGTTTACTGGAGCAGATGGTTGGTAACAGCCTGTAATGTGCAACTAACACCAGCTGAAAGAATTAAACTAAGAGAAATAGCAGAAGACAATGAGTGGGTTACTCTACTTACTTATAAGCATAAGCAAACCAAAAAAGACTATACCAAGTGTGTTCTTTTTGGAAACATGATTGCTTACTATTTTTTAACTAAAAAGAAAATAAGCACTAGTCCACCAAGAGACGGAGGCTATTTTCTTAGCAGTGACTCTGGCTGGAAAACTAACTTTTTAAAAGAAGGCGAGCGCCATCTAGTGAGCAAACTATACACTGATGACATGCGGCCAGAAACGGTTGAAACCACAGTAACCACTGCGCAGGAAACTAAGCGCGGCAGAATTCAAACTAAAAAAGAAGTTTCTATTAAAACTACACTTAAAGAGCTGGTGCATAAAAGAGTAACCTCACCAGAGGACTGGATGATGATGCAGCCAGACAGTTACATTGAAATGATGGCTCAACCAGGTGGAGAAAACCTGCTGAAAAATACGCTAGAGATTTGTACACTAACTCTAGCCAGAACCAAAACAGCATTTGACTTAATTTTAGAAAAAGCTGAAACCAGCAAACTAACCAACTTTTCACTGCCTGACACAAGAACCTGCAGAATTTTTGCTTTTCATGGCTGGAACTATGTTAAAGTTTGCCATGCTATTTGCTGTGTTTTAAACAGACAAGGAGGCAAAAGAAATACTGTTTTATTTCATGGACCAGCCAGCACAGGCAAATCTATTATTGCACAAGCCATAGCACAAGCAGTTGGCAATGTTGGTTGCTATAATGCAGCCAATGTAAACTTTCCATTTAATGACTGTACCAACAAGAACTTGATTTGGGTAGAAGAAGCTGGTAACTTTGGACAGCAAGTAAACCAGTTTAAAGCCATTTGCTCTGGTCAAACTATTCGCATTGATCAAAAAGGAAAAGGCAGCAAACAGATTGAACCAACACCAGTCATCATGACCACAAATGAGAACATTACAGTGGTCAGAATAGGCTGCGAAGAAAGACCAGAACACACTCAACCAATCAGAGACAGAATGCTTAACATTCATCTAACACATACCTTGCCTGGTGACTTTGGTTTGGTTGACAAAAATGAATGGCCCATGATTTGTGCTTGGTTGGTAAAGAATGGTTACCAATCTACCATGGCAAGCTACTGTGCTAAATGGGGCAAAGTTCCTGATTGGTCAGAAAACTGGGCGGAGCCAAAGGTGCCAACTCCTATAAATTTACTAGGTTCGGCACGCTCACCATTCACGACACCGAAAAGTACGCCTCTCAGCCAGAACTATGCACTAACTCCACTTGCATCGGATCTCGAGGACCTGGCTTTAGAGCCTTGGAGCACACCAAATACTCCTGTTGCGGGCACTGCAGAAACCCAGAACACTGGGGAAGCTGGTTCCAAAGCCTGCCAAGATGGTCAACTGAGCCCAACTTGGTCAGAGATCGAGGAGGATTTGAGAGCGTGCTTCGGTGCGGAACCGTTGAAGAAAGACTTCAGCGAGCCGCTGAACTTGGACTAAGGTACGATGGCGCCTCCAGCTAAAAGAGCTAAAAGAGGTAAGGGTTTAAGGGATGGTTGGTTGGTGGGGTATTAATGTTTAATTACCTGTTTTACAGGCCTGAAATCACTTGGTTTTAGGTTGGGTGCCTCCTGGCTACAAGTACCTGGGACCAGGGAACAGCCTTGACCAAGGAGAACCAACCAATCCATCTGACGCCGCTGCCAAAGAGCACGACGAGGCCTATGATCAATACATCAAATCTGGAAAAAATCCTTACCTGTACTTCTCTGCTGCTGATCAACGCTTTATTGACCAAACCAAGGACGCCAAAGACTGGGGAGGCAAGGTTGGTCACTACTTTTTTAGAACCAAGCGCGCTTTTGCACCTAAGCTTGCTACTGACTCTGAACCTGGAACTTCTGGTGTAAGCAGAGCTGGTAAACGCACTAGACCACCTGCTTACATTTTTATTAACCAAGCCAGAGCTAAAAAAAAACTTACTTCTTCTGCTGCACAGCAAAGCAGTCAAACCATGAGTGATGGCACCAGCCAACCTGACAGCGGAAACGCTGTCCACTCAGCTGCAAGAGTTGAACGAGCAGCTGACGGCCCTGGAGGCTCTGGGGGTGGGGGCTCTGGCGGGGGTGGGGTTGGTGTTTCTACTGGGTCTTATGATAATCAAACGCATTATAGATTCTTGGGTGACGGCTGGGTAGAAATTACTGCACTAGCAACTAGACTAGTACATTTAAACATGCCTAAATCAGAAAACTATTGCAGAATCAGAGTTCACAATACAACAGACACATCAGTCAAAGGCAACATGGCAAAAGATGATGCTCATGAGCAAATTTGGACACCATGGAGCTTGGTGGATGCTAATGCTTGGGGAGTTTGGCTCCAGCCAAGTGACTGGCAATACATTTGCAACACCATGAGCCAGCTTAACTTGGTATCACTTGATCAAGAAATATTCAATGTAGTGCTGAAAACTGTTACAGAGCAAGACTTAGGAGGTCAAGCTATAAAAATATACAACAATGACCTTACAGCTTGCATGATGGTTGCAGTAGACTCAAACAACATTTTGCCATACACACCTGCAGCAAACTCAATGGAAACACTTGGTTTCTACCCCTGGAAACCAACCATAGCATCACCATACAGGTACTATTTTTGCGTTGACAGAGATCTTTCAGTGACCTACGAAAATCAAGAAGGCACAGTTGAACATAATGTGATGGGAACACCAAAAGGAATGAATTCTCAATTTTTTACCATTGAGAACACACAACAAATCACATTGCTCAGAACAGGGGACGAATTTGCCACAGGTACTTACTACTTTGACACAAATTCAGTTAAACTCACACACACGTGGCAAACCAACCGTCAACTTGGACAGCCTCCACTGCTGTCAACCTTTCCTGAAGCTGACACTGATGCAGGTACACTTACTGCTCAAGGGAGCAGACATGGAACAACACAAATGGGGGTTAACTGGGTGAGTGAAGCAATCAGAACCAGACCTGCTCAAGTAGGATTTTGTCAACCACACAATGACTTTGAAGCCAGCAGAGCTGGACCATTTGCTGCCCCAAAAGTTCCAGCAGATATTACTCAAGGAGTAGACAAAGAAGCCAATGGCAGTGTTAGATACAGTTATGGCAAACAGCATGGTGAAAATTGGGCTTCACATGGACCAGCACCAGAGCGCTACACATGGGATGAAACAAGCTTTGGTTCAGGTAGAGACACCAAAGATGGTTTTATTCAATCAGCACCACTAGTTGTTCCACCACCACTAAATGGCATTCTTACAAATGCAAACCCTATTGGGACTAAAAATGACATTCATTTTTCAAATGTTTTTAACAGCTATGGTCCACTAACTGCATTTTCACACCCAAGTCCTGTATACCCTCAAGGACAAATATGGGACAAAGAACTAGATCTTGAACACAAACCTAGACTTCACATAACTGCTCCATTTGTTTGTAAAAACAATGCACCTGGACAAATGTTGGTTAGATTAGGACCAAACCTAACTGACCAATATGATCCAAACGGAGCCACACTTTCTAGAATTGTTACATACGGTACATTTTTCTGGAAAGGAAAACTAACCATGAGAGCAAAACTTAGAGCTAACACCACTTGGAACCCAGTGTACCAAGTAAGTGCTGAAGACAATGGCAACTCATACATGAGTGTAACTAAATGGTTACCAACTGCTACTGGAAACATGCAGTCTGTGCCGCTTATAACAAGACCTGTTGCTAGAAATACTTACTAACTAACCATGCTTTTTCTTTCTGTACTTCATATATTATTAAGACTAATAAAGATACAACATAGAAATATAATATTACGTATAGATTTAAGAAATAGAATAATATGGTACTTAGTAACTGTTAAAAATAATAGAACCTTTGGAATAACAAGATAGTTAGTTGGTTAATGTTAGATAGAATAAGAAGATCATGTATAATGAATAAAAGGGTGGAAGGGTGGTTGGTAGGTTAATGTTAGATAGAATAAGAAGATCATGTATAATGAATAAAAGGGTGGAAGGGTGGTTGGTAGGTATTCCCTTAGACTTGATGTTAAGGACCAAAAAAATAATAAAACTTTTTTAAAACTCAACCAAGACTACTGTCTATTCAGTGAACCAACTGAACCATTAGTATTACTATGTTTTTAGGGTGGGAGGGTGGGAGATACATGTGTTCGCTATGAGCGAACTGGTACTGGTTGGTTGCTCTGCTCAACCAACCAGACCGGCAAAGCCGGTCTGGTTGGTTGAGCGCAACCAACCAGTACCAGTTCGCTCATAGCGAACACATGTATCTCCCACCCTCCCACCCTAAAAACATAGTAATACTAAT